GGCGGGGAGGCTGATGATCTGGAGCGTGTCAGTAGCAGCCAGCGCAGTGGCACCAGCGGCTAAACGAGCAGCCTTCACTTCAGCAAAGTCAACGGTAACTTCGAACTTGGAGATGTCAGTGACGTTAGCGGGGTAGGCAGCAGTGCCCTTATCAAACCCCAGAGAATCGGTGTAAGCAGCCATTTCTTATCCTTTCAATATACGAGCGAAAAAGGGGGCCGAAGCCCCCGTCATCAGAACTGGATCACGGCGGTGGAGAGAGCTTCGCCCTTCACAACCTTGTAGCCGTAGACTTGCAGGCCACGGATGATGTTGCCGAAGGTGGACTCGCTACGGATGGTTTCCATGTTGGTCATCTGCGACGCAAACGTGAAGCCCATCTTGTGACCCGCGATGATGTTGTACTTGCCCGAGGACACATACAGGTTGTGGGACACATAGATCGTGAAGCGGTCGATCATACCAAGGCGGCCATTGCGAACGATGGACATGCCGTCGCCAGTCAGCGAAGCGTCCTTCAGTTCGGACTTCTTGATCAGGCCAGCCATCTTGGCGGGGATCACGACAAAGCGATCCTGCTCGGGGCAGTTGGCTTCATCCAGAACGGTGCCCATGTCCACCAGAAGGTCGATCACAGAGGTGGTGCTCGAAGCGCCATCTTTGGTCACGGTCAGCGGGGAACCAGTCGTACCGAGGTTGAACGAAGCAGACTGCTCACCAGCGGTAGCACCTTTGTTGGTGGACGCGATGTCGGTCAGCATGTCGGTCAGAACACGCTGGTCGATCTTGATCTTCATACGCTCGGAAGCATCCTTCGACCAAGTGTCCATCAGGTTGATGTCAGACTGAACCTTGTCCACGTCGTCTTCCACGCAGGCGAAGTACTCGCCCTTGTCGATGACCAGTTGAATCTTCGGCTTGTCGGGGTTCTCAACCGTCAGGGTTTGACCTTTGACATACGAACGGATGGTGATTTCCGGGGTGGTACGGATGTTCACCGTGTCACCGAACTGGCGGATTTCGCCTTCATAGTCGGTGTTGGAGATCGCTGCGAGCACGGTGGCGTCGTAGAAGTTCTCGATGAGTTTGCCAGACCAAATTTCGGGGATGAAGTTGCCCGAGTAATTGGGACGACCGGGGGAGACGGGGAAAGACATGATGTAACTCCTCTAATCAAGCATTGTTTTGGATGCGATTCTCGCGCTGTGCGGCGAAAATATCGCGTTCGATTCGGGCACGATCTTGCTCACGTCCTTTGTATTTCCCAGCACGAACATCGTTGAAGAACTTCTGGATGTCTTGCGGGGTATATACTTTGGACTTGTTGGCAGTAGCGGCAGCATTGGTGCTCTTGGAGCGACCGGGGGCAACCTGCTTCTCCAACTCAGAGTTAGAAGTACGCCCAGTGGATTGAGCAACAGCGGCTTGTCCAGTGGTCTCAAGCCAAGTACGGAAGATGTTGGCGACACGTCTTGCGTCAAGACCTCGCTGCGCGTCATCAAGGTAGGTCTGCCGGGAAATACCGGTCAGAGGATCAGCCTCCAGTAGCCACGTTTGGAATGCCTCGTTTCCGTTCACTTCACGGAAGTTTGGCACTGCGGTACCAAGATCGGCCCAGAACTGTTGCTCAGCGTTCATATGCTGCTTATGGGCGATGTTCTGCACCTGCGGCACAATGTTCGTCTGCATCTGCTGAAGCATCTGCTCGATCTTCGCAATGCGTTGCGCCACGGAGGTAAGTTCCTCACGGGAAACTTTTCGCATCACGTCAATCGACTCCCCATATTCCTCAACATCTTTGTCGGTTACATACTTGTCGACAGTGGGTTGTTGAGTGGTTTGGGTCGTTTGCTGTGCAGACAGCGAGGCAAGCAACTGTTCCATCTGTTGTACACGCTGGTTGAGTTCCCGATTCTGGTGATGCAAGCGCGGGACTTCAGCGTTGTACATACCTTGAAGAGTCTTGTATTTCTGCAAGACAGTTTCTTCCGGCACATTGTCGTCACTTGCTCTCTGCTCAGGCGCAGGTGACGGAGCAGCATTATTCGTAGCAGAAGTCTCGTCGGCGGCTTGGGTCGGCTCAGCATTCTCGATAGACGGATCGGTACCATCGGCGTCACCTTGGTTGGCTGCGCCTGTGTTGTCGTCCGCGTTGAGTTGCTTGTACAACTCCTGAACTGCCTCGGTCTGTTTGCGAATTTGCTCTGGGATTGCCATGTTGAACGCTCCTATCGGTGTGCGTGATTAAAGACGGCGAGTTGCATCATAACTTTGCCGCCAAGACAGGGGACTCTTTGGCGAACTCAAGGAGTTCAGTAACCATCTGGCAGCGCCCCTGAAAGACTGCCGGATTATCTACCGCATAGGGAAGTCGCTTCATTTCGTGGGCAAGCACGTTCTCCAACCACCAAAGCAACTCAGGGTGCTGTCGGACAGCCACCCCCAATACCTTAGTGATTTTCGGATCGGGCCTGATCACGCTGCTACCCCACCTGCGCGGCTACTGACTGTGTTTGCTTCCATCCCACCTTTGGGAGTGCCATCCGGCTGGGTTGGCGTACCCTGCGGAGCTTGTGCCTGCTGTTGCGCAGCGACGGCCATAGCCCTTGCCTGAATACGCTCTTGGTAACCAGATTTCTCCCGAGATGGGACGACTTCATCCACGGACATTTGCAACCCTTTTGCCACTTCCCGGAGGATCGCGGCTCTCCCATCCTTGCCAATGATCTCAAGATCAACGGGGTTGGCGGTTGCGTTGAGGAACTCGATACGGCGGATGTTGACAGTCTCTTTGACCGCAAGGTTGATCGCCCCTTTGGCAATAACCTCAACATCCCCTTTGATGGATTCGTCTTCGTCGTACCGCATGTTGTAGACGAACTGACGCATGACAATGGGTTTGACCACATCGCTGTCGATGTGCATGACCACCTGCCGGATACCTTTGCCAGCCGCGCCCATGAGCATGGACAGCCCGGACGACGTGCGGCCAGCGCCTTGCACGTTGAGATCGCCGTACACGTAGGCAGGAATGCCGGAGTGGTCATCAGCCAAACGACTGAACTTCTCGTAGACAGCCATGAGTTCAGTAGCCCGCGAGTCAGGCTGAGTGAACCGGATAGCCGGTGCGCTCGAACCCACGGGGTCGTTGATCGTCTGCCAGATTTTCCACGGGGAGAGGTTCGTAATGTCCTCGTTCGGCGGAAGTCGCTCGACGTTGACCTCGACCTGCGGGCCGGAGGAGATGCCCATGTTGTTCACAAGCGCCCTTGCGGCTGCATTGCAGACGCTCTGGAGGTCTTCGATGATCTCGGGAATACCCTTACCCCAGAAAGCCCCCGGACACTTGATAAACGACGTTTTGGCGTAGGGCTTCTCCCCCAACGGGTCGTAGTTCAGCGTAGCCTTGATGACGTAGTTACCAACCAGCCACACGTTCGCATCATATTCTCGGGCAGGATCAGGCACGTCTTCCTCGGACACACCCCACTCGATGAGCATTTTTCCGCTCACTTTGCCCCAGAACTCCAGCGCATCGAACTCAGTCGTCGGACGCATGTAGGCGTAATACTTACGCTCCTCTTCGTCCTTCTGAAGTTCTACGTCTTCGTTGATCCACGACTGGCCGTTGCCTTCCTCAAGCACTCGACGGATGGCATCCTCGTCATACCCCGGCACACCGATCAGATCAGCCAAGTCCATCCGGGTAAGTGGATGGTGCTCGAAGAGGTACCCCTCATGGATGTTGCTGATCCCCGGCTCGGGGTAAATGCGGAACGGATCGACCCGCTCGTACTCAGGCCCAAGCCGCTCAATCGGTTCTACGACAGTGCGACCAGTCGCATCAGTCTTCCAGCCAAGCGCCCGCTGACGACGGACAACCGGGCCTTTGATAAAGGCACAGGGGTAGGTAACGACATCGGTGATGAAGTCGTTGAACGACTGCTCCCAGCCGCCTTGCGCGAACTGGTCTTGGATTTTGATCTTCATCCGGTCAGCGCGTGACTGCGCCTCTCGAAGAATGGAGAACCGGTAGTCTTGCGACACCATCTCCTTGATCTCTCGCATTTCCTCGATGTTCGGCGCTTTTCCGTACTCTTCGACGAGTTTAAGCACACGCTCCGCGAACA